CTTTGTAGAAATCCCCGGTAACATTTTTGATTCTGGACTCTTAAGATATTTGTCAGAATCCTTTAGGTTTCGGGCACTAGCAAAGTTATATAATTCGGCCTCGGAAATAAATTGCTCAAAAGTTTTCATTAGTCTTTAGTCGCAGGTATGCCTGCATGTTTGGTTGAGGCAAACTTACGAATTTCGCCAATAGACATTTCATCTACAATTTTAAGAACCTCTGAACTAACTTCACTACGGGGTGTTTGACCGCGCTTAACCGAAAGTGCCAGGCCAAAGATTTTTTGCTGATGTTCACTTACTGCCTTTTCTAGAAGAAAATTATATTGTTCTACCAACTGCTCAGCAGTAATTGTTGACAGATCGTAGCCCTCATCAATTAGACCACCAACCCAACCGTCAAAACTATTGAATAGTGATCGGAAAGCTGTACCAATAGCCTGAGTTGTAGTTTGACCAGACTTTCTCCCTTTTACAAAATTCCCGGCAGCTTTACCGGCTGCTCCACCAACAGCCTTCATTGCATCACTATGTCTACGTGAACCCTTTAGAGCAACCGCAGCAATCTTTCGGGCGAGAGGATCATTTTCTTTCCAGTTTTGTTGAAGACCCTTATGTACCTTACTAACTGCATCACCAACAGTTGCTTTCTTCTTGGGCTCTTGTTGTTGAACAGCAGCCTTAACTACATTATCTCCTTTATCTTTTACGATAGCCTTGGCCACATCTTGCTTTACGCTAGTTGGCTTTTTGGCAGCCTTTTTGGCTGCGGCTTTAGCTTCACGTTCAGCAATCTCGGCTTTAACCTGTTCAACAGTTTTAGCACCAGCTTTTTGTCTCTTGGCTGCACGTTCTTCGGTAAGAAAATAATCTTCGGTGATACAGAAGACGTATTCAAGAAACTTATCTTCTCCAAGATAATCAATAACCAAATCAAGTCCATCTTCATTTAGATCAAACTCTCGGAAATAATCTGCAGCTGCGTAAGAAGTTTCATAGATAAAATCTTCATCCAATTCTTCGGTTGAAAGAATTTCAACATTTTCGGAAACAGTCGGATTCAAGGTAATTTTATTTTTAACTGGCCCCTCTTTAAATTGTTTGTCATCAATATCTTTAAGCTTCGGTTCAATCTTAGAGATAACCTCATTCAAATCATTTCTCCAATCGGAGAAAGATTCAGTCTTCATATCCTTTCGTTTACGAATAGCCTTATCAATTTTACCAGCATATTCATCGGCTTCGTCTTCTTTTTCGCCATCACCGTCTAGATCTTTTTCAGACTTTTTACCAGTCTTTTTATAATTCTTTTCGTATTCTTCGCCAGCTTCGCAATCTTCGTTCTTCTCTTCGGTGATAACCTGAGAAAGATAAATTTGCTTCATCTCAGAAAAGCCTTGAATAATCCGGTCAGACATAATTATTTTTTGTTAACTTATGAACTATTTAGATTTCTTTCTACTCTTTCTGAAATTATTCAAAAAGTTATCAATACTTTTAGTTCCGGTCATTTTCATTGCATAATTACGAAGAGCATCGGTTCCAACCTCTCTTTGATCTGCTGGTACTCCAGATACTTCTGTCCATTCGGAAATATCCTTAATCCACGATTTGAACATTATATTATCTTCCGTTACACATATAAGATAATTTGGTCCACGTCTAGTAATTTCTCCAACGAGACCAGTATGAAGATTCTCAACTATATCGCCAATATTGAAAATATTATTAAGATAATACTGCTCCTTTAAATTCTTATAATCTAAATCGGGTGCGATTCTCCACATTTCGGCAACCGTACCTTTACCTTCTAAAGAACGTTGAACAACATGGAACATATTTTCAACTTCCTTCTGTGGCATAGTTCTGGGAACGCCAGATTTAAAAGTTTCAAAATCATCTTGTACCGCAGCCTTTCTCAATTTAGCCGAGGACATATTTGTAATATCGTCGGCAGCATCTGGATCTCTATTTCCTGCAGAGATTATGTTAATCTCCTGGAACTGATATAGACTTCCATTGTATTGATTTGATAATCTCTCAAATTCTGAGACTCTATCAGAACCAACTACGATATTAACCTTTTCAAATCCATCTTCAAAGATGTTCTTTAATACATCAAAAATAGTTGCAAGATTTGCAGAATTAACAATCTTTTTCTTGAAGTCTGGAAACATCTTCCTCATGTACTTAATTTTAAGAGGAGGATTTATTGGGTCTGTAGTATTGTTTTGTTTTCTTGATGGATAAACTCTCAATTCACCACCAGATGCAATTTGTTTTGCCTTATCTAAGACTCTTTTATGACCAATTGTAGGTGGATTGAAACGGCCCAGAACAATAGTTATGGTTTTATCCGCCTGAATATCTTCCGGAGGTTTTTCCTGTCTAGGTGGTCTAATGCTCTTACGATTACCTCCAACAGCTGGTTTTGCCTGTGGTGGCTGTCTTTCGGCGGCTGGGTTAATTTCTGCCTCTGGTTTTTCCGGAGTTGGCGATTTCTTCTGTATGAATTGCAAATCACCCTTTAAGGTCTTGGCAATAAGTTTACCGGAACGGTCAACCCACCCTCCATGCTTATTTGAAATGAGCCCGAGTCTAGATGCCTTTTCGCTAGCTCGGCTTCCACGATATTCTAATAAGAAATCAGAGAAAGTCTTCATTGTGTTCCAGTTGTCATATTAGTAATTTAAGAGCCACTCCGGCAGCAGTATATCCAACATACTTTTTGAGTTTCTTTCCCTGCTTGGAATTAGATGCAATCTTTCCTAGTTTTTTAATCTTACGACCAACAGACCGAAGAACTCTCCGGCCCGTTGAAATTTTTGCTTCGGTTAGAAACTCATCAAATGTTTTCATATACGTCTATTTATTACTTAATAACAAAGTCGTATTCTGCTACATCTGTAAATTGCCTTGCCATTATTATTTATAGTATAATCACTTATTTAGTCTATTTGACAAATATGAAGGACATTCAATATGAATGATTTCATCTTCATCATCTTCAATATCCCCGGTAAGAACAAAATTAGCCAATCTATCAATAACTGTAATAGCTCTTTCTAGTGAAGGATTTGTGCTTGGAATCTTATCAATTATCATCCGGGTAATCTCAAATCTAACTTGTTGCGGGTCCATTTTAATTCCTCTTTGGCTTTCCGTAGGTTCTTCGGGTGTATAATCGGTCATAATATTTTGTTAAACATCTACACCGGGAACCATTTTTTCAATTTTAAAGTGCATTGAATCAATATCACATACGGAGATATAAAAAATATATGCATTTTCACCTTCAAGGGTATCGAGTTGTCTTTGAATGCCTTCCATAGAAGTAAAATTAGTTGAAGATGTATAGCCAGCTGGATAGCTAGAAAAAGCATCTTCTAAAATTTTGATTTGCGCTTTGGTTAGTTTCATTTTTGCTTCGGTTATATTATTCGTCAATTTGGCCATATCTTAGCTTAAATTTATCGGGGGCTTTTAATAAATAAACACCATATAATAGGCAATTATTTAATTTTGAGCAATAGTTTACAAATTCATCTTTGCTGAGTATAACTGTTTTACAATCATAAGATTTATGATTGTAAATAAAAGTATGAAGAGTTAAGAATCCAATAAAATAAGGCTTAATTTGATTAAGCATTTCATTCAAATCTTCTTTAGGTTGAGGCAAATCTGACCAGTTATTAATATTTTTATTTAAAAAAACATTCAGGAACTCGTCAAAATCTTCGGCAACACCATACACCTTTTCGGGTAAAGGTTCATCTTCCCATTTATCTAAAAATGGACCATTATAAAAATGTTCAATATTTTTAGATAAATTTTTAACATTATTAGTTTGCTCTACAATATGAGAATGGATTACAGATTCAATAAAATATACATTCCCATTATATTCTAAAGATTCTTCATCTAAAAGAATTGTAACTACACCATCAACCGATTGAGCCCACTTATACGCATCCAAAACTAACTGTTTAGTTAACCCCTCGGTTTTAAATCTCTCTATAAGATCATCAGCTACATTACACGGAATAGAAAATATCATAGGTCAACTTCTCCATATCGTATAATTATAGAATAAATGAGAGTATCCGTTAAAGCATCAACTGAAGCACAGAAATCTACATCATATAAAATTAAATTTTTCTTACTTTCCAAGAAATCTATAACTTCCATTTTAGCGTCTTCTACGGAGGTTTTAGTAGTTTTAGCAGATTTTGCACTATATACGTTTGATTCATATATAAACACCGGAGTTAAGCAAAACCCAATAAAGTTATTCTTAATAGTTTCAATGAACTCTGTGAGATTAAATGGTGTATGATTTCTTTCTTGCGATTGAATTATCATTGCATTTTCACTATTTGTAGATTCTAATACAGCTTTCCACTTATCATACAGAGATTCGGTATATCTGTTTTGTCTAAATTCTAACCACTGCTCATAACTACAAACGGTGCCTATCTCGAAGGAAGGTGTATTTGTCATACGTCACCTTCTTCACGGTTTTCAGAACGACTTGCCACAAATGTACCCTCGGGATAACGGGCAGATAGCTTCTCAAAATTCATTTGAAGAACCTCATCAATAGTTGTACCTAGAGCAGTACAAGCCATTTGTAGATAAAATTGCACATCTCCCAATTCTCTCTTTAAATGGAATACATTCTCTTCAGTATAAGGTTTATTTTGCCACAAAATCTTTTTTACAACCTCTGTGAATTCTCCAGCCTCGGCAGATAGGCCATATGCACTCGTTAGTAGTTGCGGGACGCTTACACCTTGTTCGTGTAGTTCATCAATTCGGGCCTTAAGAGCCTCAACATCAGAAGAGGTTTTTGATGTTACTTGAGTAACAAAGTTTGCATATTCAGTTGTAGTAATTTGTTGTGTCATAATGTTTAATCAGTTGCGGTCAGTTGTTTCTGTATTAACAATTAAAAATTTATCCACCGAAAAATGTCCAATTTCGGATGGTAATTCTACTTTTTTACCATTATGATTAGAAATGGCATTAAGATCTTCCTCTAAGGCCAAGAATAATTTTAAAGTTTCCTCGCGCTTAGCTTTTTCCGAGGGAGACAAAACCCTGCTATAAAACCCCAAAAATCCGCCACTATTCTGGCCTTGTTTATTATCATTATTACATCGCAAAATTTGTTCTCCAATTCCGGTCATAGTTGAGAATAATAGATTACTAGGTAACTCAAGATTTAAATTATTTAATTTTTCAATTAGATAATCCTTTTCCATTTCTTTCATGGTTCTTGAATTTGGATAATATAACTTTTCATTTTTTTCGTTTTCATTGAAAACCTCAATGATCATTCGCCTTGTTTTTTCTGTGATGTTATACATAATGTTATTCTCCAAAATTAAATTCTCTAAACTTAGACTTAAAATCTTTCTTATCAGTCTCTGGATCCATATTTTCAATAAGATCGGCTTGTGCCTCTTGTTCTACATCATATAGCCTCATCTTTGCCCTATCTATGCCAACTGTAAACCTGCGGTGAGGGTCTAATGCTCCATAGCGGTTTTTGAGCTGTTTAATAAGAATCTGATTGAGTCCCTCTAGTTCTTCGGTTGAAATGAGACCAAACATATAATCAACCGTATGCGTAATCCCAATACTTTCTGAGGTATCGGCTAGGCTCAAGTCTGAGCTGGCCATCGAATTCCTATTCGTTTGGGTTGCGCTAATAACCGGAACATTAAATTCAACAGCTAATGCCCGCACCTCTTCGGCAATAGATTTTACAATTGTATAACTATTTGCCTGCCCGTTACTCTTATACCGACTTGATGCACAGATATTTAGGTAGTCTACTACAATGACATCGGGAATAAAAGTCTTCTTCAACTTAAGTTCGTTTATAAGAGCCCTAAAGTGACCAGCATGTGCTGATACTGGAGGATACTCTTTAACAATTATTTTGCCTTGAGTTTTAGCCGATAGACGCTTAACTTTTGAATCAAATTCGGCTTTAGAAATCTTTGAAAAATCCTTAATATCAACATCAAGAAGATTCGCATCAATTCTTTGAGATATTTGCTTCTCGGACATCTCCATGGTTATATAGAGAACATTTTTACCCCGAAGAAGATATGATGCTGCAAAATGACACATTACCAAACTTTTTCCGATACCCGTAGACGCAATCAGAACCATAAGAGTTTTGGCGAGAAGACCCCCATCAGTAATCTTATTAAAATAAGACAGGTCAAACGGTAGCTTTTCTTCCTTGCGAATATAAGATTCATAACGAGCATCAGAATCTTCAATATAATCGTGTCCAATATGACTATCAAAACTTACGGCAAGTGCATCACTAAGAATTGAAGGGATTGCTTCTTTGGTTAGTTTCGGATCACTACCATCTGCAATTTGAATACATTCACGAATTGCGAGATAAATTGACCTATCTTTACACCATTGCTCTGTTGTTTTTAGAAGCCATTCTTTTTCGGCAGGTTCATCCGAAAGTTCAGAAATGATCTTGGTAATTTCCGAATAACTCTCCTCGTTTAAATCTGAGCGTTTTTCTAGTTCAATAGAAAGTGATTCCGGTGTGGGAAGTGCATTGTATTCAGTTGTAAAATTAGATATTTCTTCATAGAGAATTTTTTGTAGATTATCTATGAAGTATTCCTTTTTTATGAAAGGGAGAACCTTTCTCGTGTAGTCTTCATTATAAATTAAGTTTCTTAAAATTAGGGCTTCAGTTGATTCCATTCATTATTATTCATCGGTTTCATCATCATCATCTTCAAGTTCTACTGCCTGACTTGAACCATACTTGAACTTTTTCTGGGCATAGACATCAATCAATTCCAAGACATCTTGAGTGAAGAATGTCTCGGGATTTTTCATAATATCTTTTTCCCAAAACTTATTTTCACCGAACACGTAACGATTGCCAACCCTTTCAATTACACCACCTTCTACTGCAAGAGGCAGAAGACCATAATATCGGTCAAGGCCGCGTTCATCGTAGAATAGTCTCACTTCTACATCACGATTTTCTCTAGATAGGCGAGATTTTACAGTCTTAAATCTCAAAATAACACCAACAACCTCAGTGCCTTCTTTTTCCTTAGACTTGGAAATATTAAGAATTGTGGAGGCTGAATAGGCCAATCCACTACCACCGGACATTTTCTTTGCGGTATACATTGACATAGACTCATATAAATGATTATTAACAATCATTGGGACGTTTGCTTCTCCCAGCTTAAGAGTCAACATCCTAAAGGTTCCCTTGAGAAGTTGAGCCTTGGTCATATCTCGGGTATCCTTTTCGGCCAGTGTATCATCAATTTCTTTATTAGTTGACAACATTCCCAATGAATCTAGAACTAAAAATAAAGGCTTGCGATCACTCTTAGGCTTTTTAAGATACATATCAACAGCCTTTAATGCTCTCGTGCGAAATTCTTCTACGGTTACAACATTGATAATAACTACTCTATTAACATCAATTCCCTTTTCCACCAATAATGTCTTATTAATAGCAGATTCAGTATCAAAATAAAGACAAATTCCCTCTGGATTCTTGGTAAGAAATTCCTTAACCACATTAAGAGCAATAAAGGTTTTTCCACAAGATTCATCTGCAGCAAGAGCCGTAATTCTACATTGTGAAATCCCCCCGAAAATGCTGCCAGATGCAAGAGCGTTTAAAACGTATGATCCAGTATCTACATAAGTTTCATCTTCCATAATATCTTTTGCAAGTTTAGTATATTCTCCGCCAACTTCTTTAATCAAATGCTTTAAAAAATCATCCATATCGTTTTATCCAAATAAAAAGTCTAGTGTGCTTGTTTCTTGTGTTTTCCAGTCAATAACATCTAAAATTGCCTTTAGAGGTGAAATGAAGGTTTTCTCAAATTGAGTGTTGTAGTCTACAAATTTTCCTAATCCAAGATCTGTTGGAAATCTCTGAATGAATGCAATTACATTTTCATTAATAGGATTCGGCATCTTAAGATAACAAACCTTAATTTTTTCACCATCCTTAATGAGAGGATACTTCATATCAAGCTTTTGCTCTTTTATGTACCTATTATAAACCAACGAGGCTCTTGATTGCATCGGGGTTCCCTTCTGATATGAATTATTGGCTGCGGAATATTTATTAACGTTGCTGACACTCTTCGGGGATGATACCTCTTCGGGTGTGAGTCCGAAAAACTCTTTTCTACATGATTCAATAAAACGAATAATATCGTCGTTATCACCTTCCAGGATTAGCTTAATGCCCTCTTTAATTCTGGTTCTACAATAAGCTGGAGTAGAAGACTTAATTGCCGAAATTCCAGAAATTGCAATTTTAGGTTCAGCATATCTAACTCCCTCATTGTCCCAGACGTTCATAATGTAATTCTTTTTAGCAACCCACAGACCAGAAGAGCATAGCTTTTCCCTCTTCATGCTAAGATGTCGGCCAAAAGAATTAAGTGTATCACAAATTTCGGTGAACGAATTATCAATACACTCTTGAACTTTCGTTGAGCAAACCTTGTCCATAAAGTCAATGATTTTACCCATTTCAACTTCCTTATCACCAAAAATACGCTTAATAATTGGCTCAAAGTTTACCATAATAGAATCGGTATCCATTGCAATCGCAAAATCAAAATCAACAGTTCCAGCAATCTTATTAAGAAAAGCATTCATCCTATTCTCAAGCCAACGAATAATCGCCTGACCCGTATAGGTAATTGCCTCTGCATTTCTTAGATCATAATATCTAAAATACTCACAACCTAGTGTTCCGAATGCCGAGTTAAGAACAGTTTTCTTTACGTTCTGATAATTATTATATACCGTGATCTTTTTTTGAATCTCTAATGATGGATTCTTTTCATATTCAGCCTTGGCCGCCATCATCTTCTTCTTATAAATGACTCTTTCGTTATATAGTTTTTCCATCAATTTTGGTAGAAACCCACTTTTAGTATTATTATACATTGAACCATTTGCACATACACAATAATCAGTCTTATTAATAAAATGTTCAGAGAGAATTGACTCAACCGAAACTTCAGTATTCCTCTGTGGTACTAGTGTCTCTGGACTAATATTAAACGTGCGAATGATTGAGGGATATAGAGAATGAACGTCGTATGTTACAACATAATTAAATTTACCCACTTGAGTAGGCTTAACATACGCACCCTTAAACTTCTCGGTCTTTAATACGGTTTCTTGCCGTTGTGGTATGCAGATGTTTTCTCGCTTAAGATAGTTATAGATGATAGAGTCCCACATTCT